TTATTCCACTAAACATAATTCCCGCTCTACCTCGCGACGATTCTTTAACCCTTTCCACGACTGACCATCAGCATATATCCAGCGGCGTAACTCATCGCAAGCGCCTTTGATGTCGCCAGTATTGAGCTTTTTAAGCAGCGTAGATTGGATAAAAGCATGCTGCCCGACGTTATAGGTGAACGAGTACAGAGCCGCTTTCTGGTATTGGCTTAGTGGGATTTTCACAGCTGCATCAACAATGCGTTGTACCGGCGTCAGATCTTGTTGCAATAAAGCATCGCATTCCGCATCAGAATATTTTTTACTGGGGATGATATCTTTACCGGTGTGGCCATCGCATACAGTGAGGACATTGACGACATCGTAGTAAGCCACATACTTGCGGCCCTCTAATCCATCTTCACCACCTAGTAATACACCAGCAATAGCCAGTGCTCCGAAAGCAGAAACACCCATTAACTTACTGCGAAGAGTTGGAGACATTTTATTTCTTCCGTAATTGAAATTCTTTTCGCTTATAGTGCCAATTCACAATAAAGGTTCCCGTCGTGCAGACAATACCGACTACCATGGCCCATTCGTTTAGAGATAAGGCACCAATCGTTGTTGTTAACCCGCCGAACCACAAGGATATCGCGCTGGAATATTTATCCATCTTCATTGTCTCCCCCTGCCAGTTGGCCTGGGCATATATTTGCTGCTTTTGGAAAATAGCTCGCCGCCGTGCCCCATCCAGACGCAGAGATTATTTGAGGATAATTGATGCTGGCGATGAACTATAAAAAACCACACAAATAGCGAGGCCTAATAATTTAAATTATTATGTAAAAATACCGTCTCTTTCGGTGATAATAAGCCAACAACATAGACAAAAGGAAAATTGCTCGATGAATACCGGTTTTATTCTGCTCTGTATTTATGTAGTTGGCGTTATTATTTCTACTTTCATTATTTTCCCGCTGACACGTGACCAGAGCTTAGTAGTAAGGTGCTTATCATCACTTTTAATTGGTATAACCTGGCCCTTAAGCCTGCCCGTTGCCCTGCTGCTCTCAATGTTCTAATTAATACGCGTTAGGAGCTTAGCCCAAAAGTATCGGGCCTCATCAATGCTTGGGATAAAATGAAAAAACCCCGCCTGAGCGAGGTTTCTTTGACTGTATGAGTGCAACTGCACAACCAACTGTTATCAGACTAATGCACTTTTTGCGGCCGCACCAACACTTTTATCATAAAAAATTAATTTTGTATTTCGGCGTCCATCTCAAGGCGAATATCCATCATGGCAAGGCAACCATCAACAAAGCCCTCAGCCATTTGTAGATTTATTCTTATTGCTCTTTCGTCTTTCTTTTGTTGCCTTGCAATAGCACGTTTAGATTGATTATAGACATAATGCCGAATGACCAATTCCCACTCGTCATACCGATGACGTTTTAAACGAGAAACACATCCATCAACGGCTAATCCATCATCATCACAACATGAAGGTCGTGATGAGGTGGTGTACGGGAGTAAACCTTTAAACCCTGCGGCAATAGAGGAATAGTCAATACCTGAATTATCTTTAGCCCATACACCCCAGCGTTCAAGAACAAGTTGAATATTACGCCTTGGTTTTTTCTGCCCTGAAGGCAAGTTTTTCGATATTCGCATCATAACTCTTCTTCCTTCCGTGAAATATACTGTGTGTGCATAACGCCCCGTCCTAATTAGGGTCGATGGTGGCGCTATTAATTAAATGGGGGAGTTTATGGAAAATATGGCATTTCCAGGCCCCTGCCCATTTGGAGGTTTAATTGCACAGCGCGGCAATACATCACAGTATTTGAGGCAAGTTATAGGGGCTGCGTGCTTATCTGCCCACAAGCCGCTATGACGAATATATTTTGTTAAATAGTTGACGTAGCTGCATCTCAACTTGATTTTATAATGCAGATACTCCCTGACTTCGAGCATGGCCGGTGTCAGTATGTTATTGTCAGATTTGATAAATGATAGTTGTGTCATCTTGCCCCCTTGAGTGATGACACAACAACTGCTTAGGTTGTCAGTTGTTCAGGCCGACAGAGCTATTATTCCGTTAAACATCGGGCATTGAAATTGTATACCCGGCTATTTCTGCCAATTCGATTAATACCGGTAAGGTCGCGACAAACTGATTATCTCTTAAGTGTTCCACACTCACTATCTCACCATGTTCGCAACGGAGTAAAACTGTACCATCCGAAGGCAGAAGCTTAATCAAGTTTTCTATAGGAATCATTAGGTAACATCCTTATATTATTAACCCCCTACAGGGGACCCGATTAAACTCGATTTCCCTTCTAACTAAATTAATTAAAACCACATATTAGAAATAGCTGACATAACCCCATGAAAGAGGAAATATCAGCTGCTCTCATTTTATTAAGTGTCTTTTTCCCAAGGGCATAGCTCGGTTAACGCGGTTTCCAGCGTGGAGATATCGTCAGAGCTGAGCAATGGGATCAGCTTTTCAATTTCATCATCTGGTCGTTTATAAATCCGTAGATTTACGATCCTCGTAATGACATCTTCAGAGAAACGGTATTTTATGACCCGAGCCGGGTTGCCACCGACGACGGCATACGCAGGAATATCTTTTGTGACAATACTCCCCGCAGCAATAACAGCGCCCTCTCCGACCGTAATACCAGGCATAACCATACAGCGCATTCCAAGCCAGCAGCCATCATTCAGTACGGTATTTCCTCTGGGCTGATAAGATTTTTTCACCATACTCATAAAGGGATAAAGGCTAATAAAATCAATGGAGTGATTATGATTCCCGCCCATTAATATTACAGCTTCCGCACCAATACAGACATAATCACCAATAATAAGTTGGTCAATATGCCCAAGCGGCTCCCATTGCTGGCTAACGTTGTCGCCGTGGAGATAACGAACAACCGAGAGTTCAAACCCATCATCCCAACAGTCACTGTAGTAACTATGTTGGCCTCTGATCAAAATATTCGGGTTCTTGACGGAAAGATGCAGATACTCGACTTGTGACCAGTGTTTATTTTTCATGACTTTTTCCTTTTCGATAAAAGAAAGCCACGGAACGTGTTGATTTCGTGGCAGTGATTATACGTTCAGATAACCACTGCTTTTAGCTATTCGAGGATGGAACATCAGCGGACAACGGAAATAATTTATATTCATAAAAACCACCTTTTAGCTTATTTTAAGTAGATTTTCTCATATGTTCAATTGTGATTTTTTATAACTAACCTTTTAACACTAGAGTTGCCTACCGCTACGTAATGGGTATTTTTGATCCCAGCCCAGTTTGGGCTGAAGATGGGCATCTTTGTCTGGGTAGCTTCAACCTCCACGTTAAACAGCAACCAGATTAAATCATAGGGTTATATCAAAGTACAACTAAAGAGTTATTTATATAATTAAACCTTTGGTTTATAATCTTGATATGAAAGAAGAAAAAAGCTCACTGGAACCGCCTATTGCGGCTCGACTTTATCACTTAATGAATAAAACCGGCGTGAATAAGTCGGGGCTTGCTCGTATCTGCGGAATAACTCCTCAAGCCGCTGGTCGCTGGTTCACGAAAGGAAAGATAAGCAAAGATTCGGCATTAAAATTATCTGAAGCCTTTGGTGTTTCCCTTTCCTGGTTGCTAAGTGATGAAACGGATAACCCAGAGCTCCCCACCGTCTCAGAAGTCGTTTTAAGTGAAAGACAAAGGGAATTGCTGAATTTGTTTGACCGACTACCTGAAAGTGATAAAGACAATTATATTGAAGCACTTAGGACCAAAGTTGAGAACTACGACAAGTTATTCAATGAGCTATTGAAATCCAGAAATATCAAAGAATTATCCTTAAAGTAGAAACAATAGACAAAATAAATCACCAATGAAACCAGCTCTTGCTGGTTTTTTCGTCTAAATTTCAAAATATTAACCCTATGATTGATAATGAAGTAAAACTAATGATTGATATCAATATAACCCTATGATTTAATCCACTCATCAACGGCACAGCAGCCGCTTAGGTGAGCAAGTTCTGACAATCTGAAAGCAGATAAATCGTGAGTAAAGCATAATTTTTGGAATAAGAATGGAATATAAAAAGATAGACTAAATAACAACTCCATCAATATAATCAACCCACTCATACACCAATTTATATAAGGAGGATTGCCATGTTGACCCGTGAAATGTTTTTAGTTTCGCTCGTCCTTAGCGATCGTCATTGCTCAAGCATTACTGGTATCGTGCTGCGATAACCTGCTTGAGCGAAGCTAACTAAACAATCTGAGAACTTCCCTCCGGCTTACCGGTTATCGTCAGTAATTTTTGACGATAGGCATTTTTATGCCTGAAATCTGGATAAGCATCATGAGTACATTACTTTCTGCGCAATCTGTCAGCTACGACAACACCTTCGGTCCGTTACTGGCTGAGATTTCTTTTAGCCTGAAAAAAGGCGACCGCATCGGCCTGATTGGGCATAACGGCTGTGGCAAAAGTACCCTTCTGAATATCCTCAGCGGTGCACTATCTATGACCTCTGGCACCATCACAACAGCAAATCAATGCTTGATGGCCACGGTAGAACAGCATCTGCCCTGCGCATTAAACGAAGCTACGTTGATAGATGCGGTGCTCAATCATCTGCCGGGCAGCCTGCACCAACCGGAACGCTGGCAAGCCGAAGTCCTACTCGCCACACTGGGTTTTGAGGAAAACGTATGGTCACTGACTGCCGCAACTCTGAGCGGCGGGCAACATACGCGCCTGCTGCTAGCGCGAGCTTTGATCCGCCAGCCGGATTTACTGCTGCTGGATGAGCCCAGTAACCACCTGGATTTACCAACTCTGCTATGGCTTGAACAGTTTCTACAAAATTGGGGAGGCAGCTTTGTACTGGTATCGCACGACCGCAGCCTGCTCGACCGCGTGACCAACTGCACCTGGATCTTGCGCGATAAAACCCTGCAATTTATTCGTCTACCCTGCTCACAAGCCAGGCTGGCGTTAGAAGAAAAGGATAGCGCCGATGCTCATCGCCATCATGCAGAACAAAAGGAGATCGACCGAGTAGCGAAAAGTGCCAAACGGTTGGCTATCTGGGGCAGCGTGTATGACAACGAAAAGCTGGCTCGTAAAGCCAAGCAGATGGAGAAACAAGTTGATCGAATGAAGGAAGATCAAACTCTATTAACGGCCGGCAATCAATGGCAATTGCGGCTCAATGGTGAAGCATTGCCTGCTGATCGTGTGCTGGCACTATCTGATTTGCAGGTGCGTCCTGCGCCGGATGCACCTGTTTTATTCGAACTGGATGAAGTTAGAGTAAAAAGTGGCGATCGCATCGCGCTAGTTGGCCGCAATGGCTGCGGTAAGTCATCGTTATTACATAGCTTATGGCAGGAATTTAACCAGCCAGAAACCTCCGATGCGGGTATAGTTTTTCATCCAAAAGTCCGTATGGGATATTACGATCAAAGCCTACATCAATTACACGATGACGATTCAATCAGCGACGCGCTGACGCCTTTTGCACCATTGACGGAAGACCAGCGAAAAATGGCGCTGATTGGTGCGGGCTTCCCTTACCTGCGGCATCAACAAAAGGTAAGTACCCTAAGCGGTGGTGAACGTTCACGGCTGCTGTTTATCGGCTTAACACTGGCAAACTATTCGTTACTGCTACTGGATGAGCCGACCAACCACCTCGATATAGAAGGTAAAGAGGAACTGGCGGAAACACTAAAAACGTTCAAAGGTGCAGTATTATTGGTGTCACATGACCGCATGCTAATTGAGCAAAGTTGTAATCGCTTCTGGTTGATCCACCAACAACGGCTCGAAGAGTGGCACGACCTGGCTCCGGTTTACAACATTCTGGCCGATAAACCAGTAATAGCGCCGAGTTCAAGTTCAGCCATTGCTACAGCTGCTATTACCACCCTCATGAAAAGTGAGGAAGATTATTTGCTGACAGCCTTGCTGGATCTGGAGGCCAAACTGGCCGAGGATTTGGCGCGGAAACCTAAACACCAAAAAATCACATTACAACGTGAGTGGCAGCAACAAATCGACGAGCTTAATAGTCTGCTAGGTTTAAGAGAGTGAGGACTAACGGATTCAAAAGTTTTTAACTCAAATATCCGCTGGGTGTATGACCAATAAGCCTCATCAGTTTCTGATGGGGCTTATTCCATGCTTTCAGGTTGCTGGCTCCCACAAAAATCAGTACCAGTAAACATAAATCGCCAACTAGACAGTATAACTCTCGCCATAATTTCAAACTATTTTCAGAGCCTCGCTCGCTATAATCCTAGGGTATTACCTGTGACAACATTCACCGTTATCTATCTGGATTCCCATAGAAATGAGTGGGTAAAAATTTCGCCGGTTGAACCTGGCTAAAATAATCAATGTAGAAACCATGGCCGGACATCGATTATTTATTTTTTTATCAGAGATAAGAAAAATATTTACTCCACGAAAAGGCTAAATACAGAGCTTTCTTGTAGAAAATCTATTGAGCAATAGATATACAGTGGTACTGCTTTAGTTAACACCATAAGGAAATGGATGCTAGGGAAAAAGACAAACTGGAAAAAATGGTATTTTCCGGCGATATTGTCATGCTTAGCGACATTCATGGCCCTGCCAAGCTATTTTATATTGGTGAAAACGGTAAGCTTATTTGCACCGATCCACTTAGTTTTCATTTTGATGGTGCGAAAAAGATTATCGCTGAATTTAATAGCTCGGTGAGTAGAAAGGATTATAGTCACTCTGAAGGAAAACCACGACCAACACAGGTTCAGCGTTTGGTACGTGCTTCTGTACCTGATTTGCCAGCACAGCAAGCCTTCCGTACTATTAACACCAAGGCTGCGGAGCGACTGCTGGCTGCCGGAGGCGTTTACAACGGAAATGTTGAAGGTTATACGAAAACAGCCCAAGATTTAGGCGGTTAAGCAAGCTAAAGCAAAAGTGTTAGCTGACGGTACTAGAGAAACGTTCCCTAATGGAAATATGGCGGATGCTCATGCCGAAATAGGTGCTCTTCAACAAGCACATGAAGCTGGGGTCTCGAAGGGAGCCGATATAAACATGGTTGTGAGCGGTAAAGATGTCTGTGGTTACTGTAGAGGCGATATTGCTGCAGCCGCAAATGCCGCTGAAGTAAACTCGCTCACTATACATGCTGTCGATAAATATGGTGACCCAGTAAAATACACATGGGAAACAGGAATGAGATCTATCAAGGTGGCTAAATGAATAAAGATATGGTGTTAGGCGGTTATTTCTTTAGCCCTTCTGGTGATAGGGAACAGTTAAAACCTTTAAAGAACCCTTCTGAGGATGACTTACTCCAAGTCCTTGAACTTTTCCGTGATAACGTTGGTGTGTTGGGTATGAAAAATAACGCTTGTGACGATATCGATCCTGAAGAGTTATCTTTATACACTGAATCTGGACGCTATATGTTGTTGCTAGGTGAAAATGATTGTGATGGTGAATATAACGTCAGGACGTTGCACAACCTAAACTCACCAGGTGGCTTGCAGCTTATGCACGGTGAACCTTATGGAGCATCAACTATAGTTGATGATTTTGATCCGGTGATCACTGCTTTTCGAGAGTATCTAGCTACTGGTAATGTATCGACAGACCTCCTTTATTAATATTGCTTAAGTCATCAAAATGGCGATCCAACCCAGCACCATTGCTAGGTTTTTGTGCTTGATCCCGACATCGTAATTACTCCAATAACGCGTCAAAACTCATGCTTTATTAACGCGTCAAGGATATCCGAATTGGTAGTTTTGAGATTTATTAACGCCAATAAATTTGATGAAAACATCATGCTGCAGATGATTATATTTTTTGAGATAACTTAGATAATTAATTGACAAGCCATATAACCTTATATTTAACAAAGTATTATTTATTCAAATTATGGGGATATAACAACATTCATAAGAAAACCGCATTATTAGACAAGAGATAAAAAACATTGACACCCTCATGAAATATCCGTTGACCAATCAGTTCTGTCTTTAGAGCTACCATGGTTTTTATAACACCGAAACTTCCCCCTGCGGCGTGGAGTTCTGTATTCATTCCCTCTTCGGGAAAATTCTCAATTAAGATATCCTCGCTACTTTTATTTTTAAATCTCTCGCTCATAAAATATTCATATCAATAGCATTCCCTTCGGCATGTCTGATTCTTAATGATGGCGCTACGTTAAGCCCTCTCATACAGTACACTTTTACCATATTCTGTGTAGCTTTAATGCTTTTCGCAGTGTCCATACTGCCATCGATCTTTTAATGCGCCCATTGGATGCAAACACCCGTTTCAACCCGTACATATTCAGGCTTGGCAAGGTTTTTTGATATTTTACAAGACCAGTGCATCAAATAAACCCTCTCTGGGGGATTAATGTTGCAAATATAATTACTGCCGCGCAAATCTTATTAATTTAGATATAAAATTATCAATGCTTATTTTAAATGACGGACTTAATAATGAATTCCCTTTAGAAGTATTGTTATCTATATACCAATGATAATACTCAACGTCATTGAACCATCTATTTTAACATTCTCTGTAATGGGGCCTTTCATATCAGCAACACTGCCAAGTCTCGGCATGACTTCAATATCAGCACTGAATACTTTTCCTGGTGCTTTTGTTGCATTAGCATGGACCCAGCTCAGCCCATTCAGTGGCCCAATGCTTAATGATAAAATAGCCGCAGCGGCTTCTTCCTGTTTACGGAAATATTTTGCAGTACCATCAACCTTTGCATTTGAAAAATAAACGCCGTAATCACCTATTTTTCCGGCGCCATTAACAAAACCTAATCCATAGCGACCTCCGGACGTGCTACTGCCAGCACGGTTATCGCTACCGGTCACGCTAACGTAGGTTTCAGCATCACAAATTACTGACCAGTTTTTGGTTATTGAAGGCAATACGGTGAGTGCCGAAGGTTTAACAGTATGCCCTGCAATTTCACCGACGTTATAGACTCCGCCGTCTGGAGCCATGACAATACAACCAGGGGGGCTCACCTGACCTTTGACTGTTAATTCTGCTGTTGGTGCTTTTGCGTTTGCTGCATTGAAGCCAAAAATCAAATAAGACAGTGCTGTAAGTGCTATCAGTTGCTTTTTCATGTTTATAGTCTGAGGTTATTCTAATTACATTAGAAAATGTCAACACAATTGAGGTTATCAAAGTAACAATTTTATCAAAGTTTGATATTAATCAACATTTTACCTTGTTGAGGTGATTAAACAATAAACAAAAAGGGGCGTATATCAGAATGGAAGCTGACTTATTGTAAGATATTTCTTATGCGAGATAATTTATTGTTATTTTTACAACAATAAATACGGCTCTGTTGCAGTAATCCGTCGTCAGGCAATATGTTATTTTTTACGATGTTTTCTGCATATACCACTGAAAATACAGCACTGTTCATTGATATGGTCGCGCAATGTATTTGGCTTGAACCTACACAATTTGGAGGAGATGATGGCAGAGTACGGTATTATCATTGACCATTCCCCGCTTTACCATTGAGTCACGGAGTGCCCCTGCGTCCATAGCCATTTACGTTCAAAATATAGATTGACTCTTTTCACTGTCCGGCACAGCAGTTAGCTTTTCATGGCCATCAACCTGTCGATATGTTCACATTTCTGGCGGTAATACATAGATAAAGAACGTTGCATTAGATTAGTTAGGCGTCATTTTGCAAACGATGAAGCCGCTAAGTACTTCTTTCAAAATTTCATGAGATCAGAAGTTTAGCCGGACGATTGTATGAAAAGGAAAAAGGTAAGAAATTTGCGATGAAACTACTGGGGCATAAATCGGAGAAGATGACGAACAAGTATCTTGATACGAGGGGTAAAGAATACGTAATGCTATAAAAGACCGAATATCAGATTTCGATAAAATTTCGATAAATTTCGACAAACCAAAAAATTCACCTTTAAAATCAATGGGTTAAAAATAGACCGAATACGATTCCTCTTTCAGATTTAAAAGAATTTTTCTTTTCAAAATCAAATAATTAAATCAATATTACCTCAAAAAACACCTTCCGTCACCTTACTTTCCTAGCCTTTAAATTCATATAGTTAACAGCTAATTCGGAACCATTCGTAAAAATTTCGATACGTTTAATGCGTTCGGCTTGTGTTTTGTAGCAAGGTACGATTAAGTTTGACTGGCAGCTATGAGCGAAGAGCGGATATAACCGCCTCAAGATAAAGGCTTTCGGTTATATATGCATGAGATTTTAATTAGGTATTTTTTACGGCGTCGGCTACTTTTTCAGCGATTTCTCTTACAGTAAACATTGCAGAATTTAGGGCTACTTTATCAACCAAAGACGGACTTAACTTCATAATTTCATCTTTAGTAATATTGTGCCATATAGGCAAGATAACTTTATCGCCTTCCATTTCTCTAACTACTAATCCGTTAAGCTCATATTGTGTCCAGTTTTTCTCAAAAAACGCCTTAGAAAGAATAATTAAACCATATTTTGATTCAGCTAAACCTTTATCGATTGAACGGCGCAAACTATCACCAATTCGCAATGTATATTCGTCATACCACACTGATAAACCAAGTTCGATCAATTCATCCGCGAGTGGTTTAACAAAATCAGCCTTATCTTCAGAGGCATGAGAAATGAAGAGATCTGTACCTGTTTGTTTCGATTTTTTTTCTGATGGGAACTTAATTTCTACATTTTTTAATTGGGACAAAATACTCTCCTGCTTATCCATTTCTTCATTAATAGCTCGATTTAAAGCTAATCGTGCTTTTTTCTTAGCTTGTCCACCGAATTTGATATGTTGACGTTGATTTATTTTACGAGTTTTCTGTTCTTTTTTAGCTTTTAGCTGTCTGCGAGCTTTTAAAACCTGCTTTTCTTTACTCCAGAGTTGTTGTCTCAGCTTGTGAATATCGTCAACAGATGGATTTGCGTTCTTTAATTTATGAACCATCAAATCAAAGTCTATTTCTTTATTTAACAACTCTCTCTGACATCTTTCGATTTCGGCATCTAAAGTACCAATCCCTTTATACTTTGGATGCTTCATGCAACTCTCCTTATATATGACAGTTATTATACAGATATGTATGTAGAACATGTCCGCACAGAATATTCTTTTCTATTTGATAAATACCTAATGCATCACCAACCAATTCCAGCACAACCTAGCCTAAATTTAGGCTTTAGGGATTGCTTTCAGTGGGCTTGAGGCCTTCTCAGATAGCACCTTGATAAAATTGATATCTATCCACTGTCACTTAACAGTTAGCCCCGCCTAATAAGATCATCAATATGGTTAATGAAATCAAGCATTATGTTCACGGTCCTTCAAAAACATTCGTCACACTGTGACCTGCTCCCCGTTGTTTAATACACTGCTATGCTCGCAATGCCCGCTCCAAGTACTAAGCCGACTGTCAGACCTAGCAAAGGTGTTTGATTAAGTATGAGTCGCTACAGATGATTGGTCTCATTTTTAAGTCACCGACCAAGAATGCAATGAATAGACCGAGCGATTAAACTCAGAGCTTCTTGATAGCGCTTCGCTGCTGAAAGCTAGATGGCTAGCTTAACTCTTTTCTTCCTCCTCACCGAAAAATTACATAACCATGACAGTCTATTGATCAATCGACACAACTGTTAGAATAGCGTCATTCAAACATGGATGTTTTTTGAAAAATTTAACAGCAGGCAGTCATCTTAATGTTAGCAACAACTCCAACGCAAAAAATAGCATCAAATAAATTTCGTAATGATATCAATGGACTTAGAGCATGGGCGGTCATTGCCGTTGTTCTGTACCATTTTGGTGTACCAGGGTTCTCGGGTGGGTTTGTCGGCGTTGATATCTTCTTTGTTATCTCCGGCTTTTTAATGACCCGGATCATCGTTTCTGGCATGGAGTCAGGCAATTTTTCATTCTTACAGTTTTATCTGGCCAGAGCGCGAAGAATTATTCCCATGCTTTTGGTGCTATGTTTTGCGCTATTAATTTTTGGTTGGTTCTGGCTGCCTGAACAGAATTATAAATTGCTAGCAACCCATGTGGTAAATACACTCTTTTTTATATCGAATATTAAATTCTGGCGTGAATCGGGCTATTTCGATGCGTCCTCACATGAAAAGTGGTTGTTACATACCTGGTCACTTTCTGTGGAGTGGCAGTTTTATATTATTCTACCGATTATCATTTTTGTGCTGTGGAAGTTCATCAATTACAAGGCCGTTAAATTTGCCTTATTCGCACTAGGATTTCTATCACTGTGCCTTTCTATCTATGCTTCACAGCGCTGGCCGTCAGCGGCGTTTTACCTTCTGCCAACCAGAATGTGGGAAATGCTAGCTGGGGGGATGGCTTGGTGGGTAACACGTAGAAAGGCCATGCCGGAGACTCTGGCGCGATATACAGAAGTTATCGGTATAGTATTTATCTCTGCGTCAATTGTGCTATTTAACTCATCAATTGTTTGGCCCGGTTCAAATGCGCTATTACCGGTAGCCGGTGCAGTGTTGGTACTGATTTCTGAGCGGCAAAAATCAATTTTCACCGCTAATATTATCGCTCAAAAGTTGGGGGCCAGTTCCTATTCTATCTATTTATGGCATTGGCCTATTGTCGTCGCATTAACTTATTTAAGTTTACTCAGTAACTATAAATGGGTGCTGCTGGCTTTAGTTGCTACCGTGATATTAGGTGAATTATCCCTTAAGTTGGTGGAAAATCCATCACGGAAAGTTTTCGCCAAATTATCCACCACCTCTAACCTGGTCTATATATCACTGTGTACACTAGTCGTTGGTGTGCTGGCACTGACAGTTAGGCACAGTATGCTCGATCGCGACATTATGGCAGATAAAGAAACCGTTGAGCTTTATGCAAAAATACAATCATTTCATGTAATGCCAAACCGAGATAATGGTTATTGTTTTTATAATGTTGACGGTGAGTCCGACCCCATCATCTCAATGGAAAAATCAGTGTGCAAGCTGGGGATTAAGTCATTGAAGCCAAAAGGTCTGCTTTTTGGTGACTCTTTTGCCGGGCATTATGAACCCTTCGTCGATGAAGTCGCGAAGAAACTCGGTATATCAGTAGATTCCGTCACCACTAACTGGTGTTTCCCAAGTTTAACGGATTCCACCAATGGCACTAAAACACGAGTGGCCTATAAGCAGTGCCTGTTAAATAGAGAATATCTAAAAGATAATATTTCAAAATATGATTTCGTTATATTTTCTGGCATCTGGTTTGATTTATATCGCAAAGGTTATCAAAATGAAATTGTTGATGTGATTAAATATGCCAAATCTAAAGGGGTGAAAGTGTATGTAATGGCATCCCCAACACAATACGATATCAATGTTTTTGCTAATTTCATCGCTGCGGGAGTCAATGATTTACCCTTTAGATTAAAAGGTAATTCCAATAAAAAAGATGATGACACCCAAAAGATGGATATTATCTTCTCGCAATTAGAACAAGATGGGTACATAAAATTCATCAAAAAAGATGACATATTTGATGAAAGTGACTCATACCATTACAACGGAATAGAGATCCCCTACTCTCTTGACGGCGCTCATATCTCAGTCGACAGTTCATTGATGGCTGCCAAGCGATTTATTGAAACTGGTGTCTATAAAAAATACTTTTCAGATACGAAGTGAATAAAGATTTTCATAAACAATATGAGTTCACTTCATTCATCATATGCCGGGCAATTAAGCCCGGCTCTACTACATACGACTATTTTTATATCGGCCATACAGGTGTGTGGTAACCATGATTCACCGCTTCAATCAAAAGCCACCGTGGTAACTCCGGTAACTCAACTTGCGGCCAGTTGGTCAGTGTTGGCCATGAGCGATAAGCTGCACGGGTGGCGATTAACTCACTACGTTGCGCCTCGGTCAGTGGCTTATCATCAATGTAATAATCAACAATTGTCATGGCATCGGTTGCCGCAATAAAGGCATCACGATAGCGGCGGGCTGTTGCTGTGATATCATCAGCGGTAACAATAGGGGCAGGAATATCTACCCACACTGGCATTCCCTTTTTATTCGCGCCGCGCTTTTTCCCAATTGGCTGTTTATCAGAGAATTGAGCGTAAACATCATCATCAATTTCTACTAAATCACCCGGTAATGTCCCGGCGTCTGCGTAAATCCCTAGCAACTCTTTCGGGTAAAAGCTCAGTGTTGTGGCTGAGAAAAAGTACATGATGGCTCCCTATTTAAGCGCCAATAGCTAAAATTTGCGGATAAACTGACGTGCCAGACGTGCCGCCGTTTGGTCGTTGCAACATGCATACGGCAGATGAATTTGACCAGTTAGCAACTTGATAAAAAACATCATTATTCCAATTTTGGTCCGGGCATTTTGTTGATGCATACACCATGAAACATGCGTTCGGGAACGCAATTGGAAAATTAGTAACCACATTTTGGGTTTCGTGTATCACGCCGGGGCCAGTACACCACTGGATGAGTAACCCAGTTGCTGAATCTCTAAACCATCCATTCCAATCTTTTGAGGCGGTATTTCGCATGTTGCCAATATAGGTAGATAGTGCCCCACCCCATACAGTGCCGTGAACATTACCATCTACCGCTAATGTTGCGTGCCCCTCGGCGCGGCCCTCACCAGCTATCAGGTCACTTTTTGACAGTAATCGGGCTGCACGTATATCACTGCCAGCGGTTAATGCGCCGGGTAACTGAACATGGGTGCTTTGGCTGCTAATAGCATTCACTATCCGGCTATCATCGCCAGCGGCGACAGTACCGGTAGTTTTTCCGATATCCAGCACTGCCGCCCCTTTAAGCCCTAAATTGGTTCGTGCGGCGGTTTTATCTGCTACATCGTTGAGGTTTTGGTTTTTCTGTAATGCATTGGTGGCAATGGCTGCGGTATCCGTTAAGCCAAGGTTAGCAATGGCGGCAGCTATTGCCTCTGGTCCTGCCGCCGCGATTTCAGCGAGGTTATTAGCCGTTTGCAAATAGGTGCTGTCCCCCTCTTTACGCCACACACCAATATCTAATGTGCCAGTGGGTTCTACGCCGGTATTTTCTGACAATGCAATATAGCTATTGCCGCCGTGACTCACTCTTGCCCCTGCCTGGTAGGGAGCATCAGTAAACCAAATTAGCTGCCCAAGATTTTGCAATTCCTGCAAGGCTAAATCCACTCGGTTATGCCACCAGTTTTCCCACTTGGCCTCGGGCGGATCTTCGGATGCGCCGCCTGCCCAGCCACGCGCAATCAGGCCGTCGCCGGGGCGTTCAAATTGCGCAGGCACACTGGCCCACGGCTGATTAAAGCTGTCATTTCTGGCCATATAGTGGCTCCAATTAGATATAAGCGCCCATGCCGTATGGCTGAGCGTCGAAGGTGCCTTTATAGGCAAAGGGATGATGGTTAACGCGGATTAAGCTGGCTTTGACGCCTTGCGGTCGGGGGATTAAATCAAATAGCTGAATAAGCACTAAGACATTGGCGGGGATCGGTTTGTCGACCCAGATAGTTTTCATGGTCATATCCTGCCCATCGATGATGGCGGAATTAACATCCAGAATGTAATCAACGGCAGTTTTGATTTCATCCAAGGTGGCGTTGGTGTTGTTTTTCTGGATCTTGGCTTTGATTAATACGCGATAGAGATAATCCGACACCGGAACTTTGCCGATTTGTTCATGCGGCGCTTTATACGGCGCGACATTATAGGGCTGTGCGCCGCCGGTACCGTTATAAGCAAATATCGATAAGTAATCGCTGCGGATGAGCGGCCGCTCAGTAAATCCGGCAATGCGGCCACAGATATCCAGTTGATCGCCCTCGGCATTATCAATATCCAACAGGTTATTGATTTTAGTGATCTGCTCTTCCAGTGCAGATTGGCTGATGTCCGGTAAAATACTGATCCATTCAAGCAGTTTCGGCGCATTTTTATATTGCAGGTAAATCCGTGACAATGCTTTTTTACGGTGGTTATACATAGGCCACCTCGATATTCTCAGTACTGAACACCCCGAGCTGATTAAAGGCTATTCTCACTGCACTCTCATTGGCCTGCTCGACAGCAGTACCAACGGTAATCGCATTCACAAAGCCATTACCGGCCACCAAATAATTGACTGGGGTAAATAAACGGCCCGCACCAATACTTTCACCAATTTTAAAACCCAACTTAGAAAAGCCATTGGTCTGATCAAAACCGGTAATGCTGTAATCGACAATCGCCTGTTTTATCTCTTCGTCAATAAATTCGCTATTACTGGCGATCTCAACCCGTACATAAACCGGTATTAGTTGGGGGCGAAAAAAGGTTACGGTGATCGGGTTACCTTTTGGGGTAACAGTATCCAACGAGATTTTATTAGGGAAAGTGTTATAACGGTTTAACCCACAGCCGGGGCTTTTATTGATGGCAATACTGTTAATAACATCCTCGATGCTGCCACCATCAACAAATATCGCCATTGAGTGACCGAGCACCCCATTCTCGTCGGCTTGATCCTCAAAATTTTCATAAATCCGCGCTCGTTTAACATCATCAATATTGACCAGCGCCGCATAAATATTATCAATCTGATTGGAGCCAGGTAGCGCCACTGATTCATTGCGTCGGATGCGAAATGCGTTATTGGTTTCTTTATCCAATCCCATTGACGCTGCAGTGTTATTTGTCACCGCCGTAATGCCGCCGATCGATGTGGCAATAATGGTCAGATTATGACTATTGGCCCCCTGCGCCCTTGCCAGCGTACAAGTGACATTCACCGTCGCATTCCCTGCCGCGTCAGTAATAACATCACCATCAGTCGCCCATAAGGTATTAGTCGCCCTATTTCTGATTAATGTCCCGGCATTGATCGGCGTAAAAGCGATGCCGCTAAAATTAACGGTAGCGGTTGAATAGGTCGCATTTTTGCGTTTGATTCCAGCGAACGCGGCAATGCGGTCTAATTGTTGGTCAATCGCTGAATTGGGATCGGCGGCGTGATAAGCATTAATTACCGCTTCATCCAAATTAGCTAATGCCTCACACCAGACCGCTATTGCCAGACCATCCGGCGATTCCGGGTTAATATTCCAGCCATCATCAATAGCAAGATAACGCTGGCGCATAGTATCCAGATATTCACTCAGCGTGGTGCCGCTGGCCCCGTCACGATTAATGGTTGCCATTAGATAAGATCCTCCGTGAACAGGAAATCGAATGCATCGTTATTAATATCAATCACCGCGGCAAATATCGTTATTTTGCGATTCTTCATATTGAGATCCATTTCAAAGCGGTTAATGGTAAGTACGCCTTTGGCCGCCAATAAGCGCTGTTTAATATTGGCTTCGGCAATATCGCGTGAAGTTTTGCCCGATATGCTTTGGAACCACGGAGTTCCCTCGGTGGCATCAAGAAAATACTCGCCAAGAAATAACCGCAGGCAGCAGATCATGGCTTGCCGGGTTTCTTCTTTACCGTTAGCAAACTGGCTGCCGTGGGTAACAATGTCGCCATCTTGGAAATTGCGGATCACAGTGCCTCCGGAAACAAAAAGCCCCGGCATAAGCCAGGGCGATAATAGGTAGGATTCAATCAGGGTAATGAGCTATTGCGGCCCATCAGTGCGATCATTGCCGCGTTGCACGCCGCCGTGGTCGTGGTCGCCAACTTCCAGCTCGCCAATCGCCAAGCCACCTTGGGTAACCTCAGTGCGGCCATTAAGGGTGGTTTGCCCATTATTAGTGAATTCAGGGCCGCTATAACTCATGCCAGATTCGGTAAGCGCCAGTGTGGTACCGCCAGCCGTCAAAGTCATTCCGGCATCAGTGAGGTGAATACGCACCCCGCCACTTTTGTTAGTTAAACCAATCCCCTCGGTCGGCAAGCCCGCAATCGCGGTTTGCTGTGAGCGGTAACCGGGGGCAAAGAAAGCATCGGACGGATTAAACATCCGTGCATCCAGTGGTGCTACCGGCCCCCCTGACTGAGCCAATTGTCGATAGAACGCTGGCTGAAATGAATGTAACCCTCGGTACCCGCGGGCAATTCATGAAAAACCGTCCATTCGTCACTACCAGAAAATTGCACTGGCACATGTTCGATAACGGGTAGTGTCTTAAATTGACCGTCACCGATATGGCGCTGAATGCCGCACTCCACCACTGCGCGTTGCAAATCGGCGTTATAACTAATGACTTTACCAGGCATGCCGATCATCAGGTCACGCACCATATCGCGCTTGAGCAGCATAATGGTGCTATACAGCGGGTTGCTCTCAATCATCATTACCTCAGGGCATTCGCCATTGACTGATCAGCGTAGTTTTCCACGTATCACCCCATAAGGTGCCTTCGTGGTAGGTACGCAGCACATTAAACTGGCCGGTCTGCTGCTGAATATTCGCCAGATTATTGAGGTCGGTGTTATACATGCCGCTAAAATTAATCGTCCAAAAACTCGACGTAACATTAATCACATCGGCCGGCTGAATTTGATGATTCATTTTAACGTCAATTTCCATGGTACTGAGATACCAACGCGGGACACTTTCCATACCATTTTTAGCGGTGATCTCATGGGTGGCCCATTTTCTGGCAGCCCCCTCTCTGGCTAATAGCACCCGTGATGGCGTGATCATCCAGTAATATTTCCAATCATCTTTTATGCTATCGAGAATATCGCGACACAAGCGGCCACCGGAATTATAGGACGTGGCAAAACGCGGTAAGTCGGAAAAGTCACCAATCACTTCAACATCAAGCCCAAAAGCCGCTGCGACATCTTTGAGCATTGCAATAGCAGGAGTATTCGCGCCCCAGGTTTTAAATATCGTGGTATTCCATGCCAGCCCAATCGTGCGGCAATATAACCGCAGGCAGGTATTTACCCCCTCTTTGACCACTTCGACATTGTGAATCCGTCCACTGAATATCGTGCCAATGTTGTCGCCATAACCGGCTTTTAATACCAGGTTGCCATAACGTTTTTCTTTGTCATCATAGCGCTGGATCAAGGCGCGGGTGCGCGCTGAAATGCCGTAAAGGGTAATTCTGGCGGTGGCATCGACATTCTGCGGGGTATTATCGACAGCAAAACGGATCTCTAATGGCGGCTGATAGGTAAGTTCATCGCCACTCACTGGGGTAATGGTCAGTAAGTAATTGCGGCCAAAATAGCTACTCATTATCGGGGTACCATGTCAGGCAATTATTAATGCCAAGATTGGCGATAGTCGGGGTCTCCCCAGCTAATATCAACGGGCCAATATCGGTATTAAGTCCCGCCAATAAATTAACGCCAATATGCAAAGCACGCCCCAAAACTACCGGCTCGCCTTGTTCATAAATATCGACACAGAAATAATTAAAACGGGTGAGCCAGTGCAAACGAAAAACCAGATAGTGATTATTTAATTGCACTCGGAAACGCTGCACCGCGTAACCATTGTTTAATGGGATAATCTTCATTACGTGGCCTCGACAAAAACTTCACCAAATGAGTATTCACGTTGCCCCTGAGTGGCAGCACTATCGCCATAGGGTAAGTTGTCATTGGTTTCAGCAACGGTGTCGTAAATAATATTGAGCTGCAACAGTTCAACCACAATCTCCAGCCCGCCCTCATTCTCTTTTTTCAATTGGGTGCGGGTATTGGTGATCAGGCAATTTTTATAGGCCGCCCCACGGCTGGCCACTAATTCGAACGGCGTATGTGAACGCTGTAATTCACGCAATTGCTCGAGTAAATTTTGCGAACGGGTTGAGCGCGATTGTGATCCCAAGCTGCCGGAATACAGACTGGTGCCAACCGAAGCAGCCACCCCAGCCAGCGCCGCCGCCCGACCAGAAAGCAAACTGGCCGCCATACCCGTAGTGATACTGGCACCGGCCCCCAGTAGCCCGGCAATGCTGCTATCTTGCTGGGCCAGCAGTTCACGAAACCAGTTATCAGACACACCGATAATCATGGTTAGCGCCAGAGCGCGCGTCACCGCATTATCGTGGGCGGTATTGGCATCTTCCAGTGGGAACTCACTGACATCAGTACGCAGCTCACTCGACTCTTCCAGTAATGCATCAAAATAGAGATTGCCGATTTTCGGTCGGTTACGGGTAAATAGTCCGGTAATAGCCATCAGTAGTGCTCCGTATGCATCATGTCGCGTGCTTGCTGGGCCAGTTGAGTGGTGGCCTGTAGCACCCCGTCACGGATGGATTCACTATCACCGCCCACGGTACCCACATTGATAATATTGTGTTGTTCCAGTCTGACATCACCACGGGGTGCGGATGCGGCAACTGATTGCATGGGGGTGGTTTGGCGGTCGCTGTAGCCCTGAATCTCTTCCCATGAACGTTTGGGCTGAGCGTAATTTGATGATGGCAGCGAGGCCCATACACCACCCAATCCACTAGTGGCATCGGCAAAATTACCGTTCGTCACATTTTCTAGCTGACCGGCACGTTGAATCAGAAACAGCGCGGCGAGATCCTGACTGCGTGGTGAAAAGTCGGTCAGATTAAGCGCTTTGGCGGCATCATCCCAAGAGCTGCTGGTGAACTGATAGCGCCCGGCAGCCGAGGTTTTATTTTTAGTGCCGTCTGTTTGGGTGAAATCTTTTAATTGCCGTGGGTGGTCACTATTGTCATAGAATTGGTCGCCGCCAAACATCGTGTTATAGCCAGAATTGGCATAACTGGCAGTTCCCTCGGCTTTGGATAGCACCTCCAGATACTGGCGAACGTTAGGATCATCAACCAGATTATTAAGGTCACTGCTATCACTGGGGTAAGGCACGCCGGGGTTATTTTTAGCCCAGTTCTGGCGTTTAAGCGCTTCGGGATTACTCATAGCTTTGGCATCGTCGGCACTGGTAAAAATATTACCGGGCGTTAATGCCGCCGCAGCGCCGATGGTAACCGGATTGACCAACAAGCGTGATAACCAGCCACGCCCACCAGCTGCACCTGCGGGTGGATTACCACCGCCAGGTAGCATGCCGCCGACAAACTTTAATGCACCGGCGGTACCGGCCAAACCGGCAGCAGTCAAAATCGCTTTGGAGACTTCGGGATTTTCTTTAATAAACTGATTAATACTTTCTAATAACGCATTGATGATTGGCTGTAAGTCGCCCCCCATTGAACGGGCCAGATTGTCAAAGTTAGTCGCCAGATCCGCCATCTCTTTATTAAACTCGTTGGCTGAGTCAATAAGCTTGGGATCGAGCGGTTTATATAACTCTTCAAAATTTTTCAGTGAGCCATTAAGCCCCTTGCTGCCGCCTTCCAGTAAGCGGGTAAAAGGATCATTATCACCGCTGCCAATTCCACTACGCAGATTTCGCCGCTGGTCATTATCCATTTTGCCGTAAGCATCTATAAGATACTTGAGCGAGTCCATACCGGTTTTATTGGCAAATTCCGTCGGGTTAAACGCGCCATTCCAATAGGCTTTATCGCCTAACTCCCCTTGTCTGGCACGCTGTTGCAGGTCAGGGATTTTCTGCACAATCTGATTAGCCGCATCCGGACTAAGACCAAGACTGCGCATCGCATAACGTAGGCCGTCAATCTGCTTAACGGTAAAGTTGGTAATCTTACTCAGCCTGTCCATTTCTAATACTGAGGCAGATAAATCAGCAGTCAGGGCTTTTAAACCGACACTGGTACCGGCTGCGGCGGCCAGTTGCAATATGCCGTCTTTAATCCCTTTAACGGCATCATTGGCGGTTTGAAAGCTCTTTGCATCTGTTTCCAGGCCAAGGGAAACCAATAGAGAATCAATTGTCTCTGACATGGAAACCTCATATTTTAGGTATAAAAAAACCCGCGCAGTGGCGGGTTTGATACTCGTAGGAGTACTTATAATGGTGTTTACTGTAACAATCAGTTCGTCACAGTCACCATGACGCTATTAGAAGTCATAATCATTAATGACTTCTAGCAATTGCTTATTCTCTTGGTATTTGGTGCTTAATTTTTTTTGCAATTCAGTTACTTTAGGGCAAGTAACATTGACTTCTTTCTCTATGGTAATTTGCCGTTCTTTGGGGATTGATGAGTCCCATTCGCCAGCAAGATATTGGCATTCATCTGCTATTTTTAAAAACTCGCTAATATCAGCCGGGTATTTTTCAGCAGCATGGGAGCATCCAAGTAAAAGAATAAATGGTAAAATAAAAACAATCATTTTCTTCATATTATCTACCATCTGTAGACCAATGAGGCCTATCTTTGGAACCACCATGGTATTTTATAATACCAAAACTTTTTCCTACGGTATGGAGTTCTGTATTCATCCCATCTTTGGGAAAAGTCTTAATTAAGACATCTTCCCCTTTTTTATTTTTTATTTTTAAATCTCCCATCCATGAGATATTCATATCTATAGCATTGCCTTCGGTATGTCTGCTTTTTAATGATGGAGCAACATTAAGTCCTGTCATACCGTACGCTCTTACCATATCCTGTGCGGCTTTAATGCTTTTCGCAGTGTCTATACTGCCATCGCTCTTTTTATGTGCCCATTGAATGCTGATACCGGTTTTTTCCGGTACATCTTCAGGCTTGGCAAGGTTTCTTGATATTTTCCAAGACCAATGCATCAAATAAGCCCTTTCAGGCGGTCTTAATGTTGCTGATATAACAATTGTCGCACCCGACTTTGTTAATTCAGATATAAAGTTGTCAACACTTATTTTAAATGACGGGCTTAATGATTGGGTTGAAGCACTTCCCTGAAAACGAGAAACCCATTTTTCTCCACTGATTTCTTTCATTCATAATATCCTTATATTTAATATCCATAAAGATAGTATGTATTACTCTTTGAATTTGCAATTCATTTACATTATAGGCGATGCAGAATAACGGTCTATTGCTAACCCAACCCCCTTTCCACCACCGCGCAATCTCATCCAACACATCATGCATCAGTTGCACATCATCAATGGTGTAAGTGCCATCCAGCATATCAGACCACCTCGCCAGCGGCGGGCAGTGTTGCCCGGCACCGGCGCAGGGTCGCCATAAAAACCAGTCTACGCGGGAGGGTGCTGCGGATTGTTTTCCGCGCTTTTTCCCTCGCCGCTGAGTTGCCAAAAAGGGCCGATATTTTCCCTCAGTACCTGCCCCAGCAATACCAGGTAATTATGGGCTTCATCCTGGAACAGGTTTTCGCCCACCGGGATGTTATCGGATTGGCGAACGATACTACCGCTGTTAAAACACAGCTCTTTCAAGCGGTTTAAGCTCATCGTATCGACAGAGGCCAAACTGGCCGCCATACCCATTGCGGTGACATTGGGATTGATCGCTGGTAACAAACCAGACTTAGCGGCGATTTGCAGCATTTCCACCTGATCTCTGGCTGGCGATGTTGCCCCGCGAAAAAGGGTGTCACCGATCACGACTTCAATTTGACGCCCCATAATTAGGTTTCCTCTGAGTCAGCAAATTCAAAAATAAATTGTTCATCCGATACACCGCTTTTCCCGGCGCGGGTGGCTGAGCCACGGTTAGTCATGATGCCGTCGAACCCGGCAAAGCGTTCATCGGTGCCGGTCTGTGAAAAGGTAAAAGTGGCATCAATGCCGGATTTCTCCACCGCCAATAACTGCCGCGCCTGCACCGAACCGGGGATCAGGTTGATGGTCAACCGTTTGGCGCGGGTTTTATTGTCCAGCCGTACTGACGTGCCGCCGATACTGCGTTTTAGCGCGGCGCGGGGTTCTAAATCTTCAATGGTGATCGGTGGGTCGGTATCACCAAAATCATCAATCGGGATACCAAAGACGGTGAGGTTAGAGCCATCAGCGCCGTATCTGTGCATGGTCATAAGGGATTACTCCACGGTGGCATTGATTTCAGCGATATGACCGGCACGGCCTAAAATCACTAACAGGGTGGTTAACGGGTAAACGCGCTTTTTACGTTGATCGGAGGTCAGCGCAAGGACATCCTCAGGGCGCGAACGGATGACAAAACCAAAATCAGCCACTTTAGTCACGCCATCGTCAGGATCAACATAAGAGCCGGTACCGAGCACCCCGTTATTGAAAAAACGTTTGCAGGTAGCGGCAATCGTAGACAGCAACCCGTCATAGTCGCGTGGTGTCAGTGCGCGCTTGGTGCCGACATTAGCAATGTAGTTGTAGCCATCCACCTGAATATGGTTTTTCAACACATCCAGATTGACCACATCATCAATAAATTCGCCATAGGACGACATCGATTTACTATTGATCACCCGGCTGTTATCAATTTGCCCGGCCAGTTCAATTTTAGTGAAAAACACCGCGTTTTTGGCTTTTAGATAATAATCCAGTGACACCGACACGCTCAGCTAAACCGGTGGTGAAACGTGAGCGCCTGGAACTGGATCAGTATCTCGCTATTCGTGAGGTCGCTGACACATTACCGGCGTGGTTCGGGTTATCAATGGATCTGGCGCTAGTCACTGGCCAACGCCGTGAGGATTTATCTCTGATGCGCTTTGACCAGATTGTTGATGGCAGATTACAGATAGACCAAGGCAAAACCGGAGCCATGATCTCCCTGCCCTTAGATCTTGAACTTAAAGCCGTTGGCCTACGCCTTAGCACCGTGATTGAACAATGTAAATTAGCCAGTAAAACAGACTTTATGATAAGTGCTGGCATCAGAAAAAATAGCCCTGACGGATCACTACATCCAGATAGCCTGACAAAGAAATTCGTAACGGCGAGAAAAGGAACAGATTTTCGTTTTGATGAGAGTCCGCCAACTTTTCACGAGATCAGAAGTCTGGCTGGACGATTGTATGAAAAGGAAAAAGGTAAAGAATTTGCGATGAAACTGCTGGGGCATAAATCGGAGAAGATGACGAACAAGTATCTTGATACGAGGGGTAAAGAATACGTAATGCTATAAAAGACCGAATATCAGATTTCGATAAAATTTCGATAAATTTCGATAAACCACAAAATTCACCTTTAAAATCAACAGCTTAAAAAGAGACCGAATACGATTCCTAAAGGTGAGAATTCTTAATTTTATCTATATAAAACAATAAGATAACCAGAGTTATGACCTTTAGCACACGTTTAACACCGTCTTTAAAAGATCAACATGATCATATACTTATCAGCTATTTCGAAAATTCTCGGGAAAATTTGGGGCGCTAAAATGAGAAAAACATGTCATCGACACTATTTATAGTCTGCTTAATACTGACCGCCGTAATGATTACCATCCACCCCGCTCTTTGCATTCCTTTTGTTATCGCTGCTTACCTACTGGCAGGTAAAGGTAAAATGCACATGGATAGTGACGCCAGCATCATCTTGGGCATCATCGGATTTATGCTGTTATTGGTTCTGTTCGTCATTGTGAATGACGCTCTGAAATAACTATTGATATTACAATGTGGATTAATTACAGCTCAATCTAACAGTCAGCCAAGAGAGATAAATGAGCATAATGGCGAAGTGGCGAAGCAGTCATAAGGGTTCCTAAAAAGTGCCTAGATTATTAGTGGATATTCGTATTTAAATTAACTCCAACACTATACCTTTCCAATAAATCCAACTGAATTCCAGTAATTTTTTGTTTCAAACATTTTATTGATGTCCAGCGTCTCATCTTCTCCACAAATAGAGATCCAAAGATAATAAATTATACTATCAGGTATTCTAGAGGCGAAATCGAACTGTGTTTCATAAACTTTAACTTTATAGTTGTTATCTTTATCATTTTTTAAATTAACTTTGTAAGTCATAAAATATACTGAGTTGTCATAAAATGAGTCCCCATCTGCCGCATATCTTGTTAGCAATTTAACAGGAATCATAACTGAAACATCACCATCATCTAGTTTTTTCGGCAAAATTTTTGCGATAATAACATTTATATCCGACTTAGGAACAAACAAACCGCTAGAATCAACGTAATCTTCACTCTTTTTGAACTTTTCGGGATATAAAATGCGTATGGAGAGTATTCTTTTATTATCACCTATGGCAGATAACTTTCCAACGCCGGGATGCTCTTTCTCGTTTTCACTATAGATAATTACTTTTTGATTACTGGCATACGTGGCTTCAACGTAATTTTGCCCAGTCCATGATATCCATAAAGCAACACATGAAAAAAGTAACGTTACAATTTCGATTGGGTTAATGTTCTCTAGTTTAAAGTTCAACTTAAGTATTCCTTGATTGATTTTTGACCAAAATTGGAGCCATGGCTATAAAACTATATAATGTAAAAAATCAACAGTCTATGTTATAACTAATCTCGGTGGCTTTGGCCCAATTTATCAATCCTCTATAGTCCTTAGAATGCCAGTTCCTGACACTAAGAATACTAAAAAAACTATTAGTAAAATAGTAGATATAATCAGTTTTTCATATTACTCCCAACTTCTCACGATACCTACACTATTCCCATTACCGCAACGTTATTATTATCAGCATGAACCAAATATCCTTGGTATCATCAGGATATATAAATCGGGTAAAACTAATTTGCCAAAAGTTCAGCTCGTTTCTAAGCCCCTAACGGAGCTAAATGTCTATTATGTGCGTTCAATCAAACAAATTGATCATCTCTTTCAAGCTATTCCAGTGGTATCTTTGCTTATCATACTCAAATGGAGCAGTGCAATGGCTGGTCAAGATAAAGATAAAGTCCCTGACTGGAAAGCGCTTGAACAACTTGTTGCAATGATACAAAGGCAGCTATCACCCGATGCTATCGTACAACACAATGTAATGCTTGACGGAGTTCAGAGTGAAACTAAAAGGCAAGTAGATGTTCTTGTGGAGCAAAGAATTGGGCAATACAAAATGCGCATCATCATTGATTGCAAGGATTACGCTAGCCCGGTGGATGTTAAAGGTGTTGAAGAATTTCACGGATTAGTACAGGACGTATGCGCACATCAAGGTGCTTTGGTCTGCCCCGCCGGTTTTAGTAAAGCTGCTTTACGACGTGCACAAAAATTACAAATTGCTCTGTATCGCCCGGTTTCTACAGATGCTCATAAGTGGCAGGCAAAAGTGACAGCCCCTATACTATGCGATTTCAGAGATAGCCTCATGAGCTTTGGGATTAGCTGTTCAGCCCCTAAGCCATTGCTAATTCCAAACGAGTTTTACAAGTTGCCAGTTTATAGCGTTGAGAGCGAACTATTGGGTACAGCGTTAGAGGTTGCTCAAGCCCGATGGGATAGAGGTGTTTTACCGAGTGAGCCTGGAGAGCATAAGGAGTTATTAATATTTGAAGGGGCTACAACTCAAATTGATAACGGATACGGTGATAAAGTAGAAGTAACTTTAACACTTACGCTTTTTGTAAAACAGAATCTATATCTCGGACATTTGCCAGTTGAGGATATTAATGGTCTACAGGATGAGCATACCGGATATATAGTTACCAACGCTTTCACATTGGGTGGGCTTAACCCAGATGAGATTGAACGAAATTGGCAACGGGTCGAAAATGTGAACTCAATTAAGTTCGAGCCTCTTCTAAAAGTTGTTGGCTATAACTGTTACGGAATTGGCCCTAATTGATGGGTGCCTTAGCGTGGCGAGTTGAGTAAACTCTATTTGTTAGTACAAACAAACTCTATGAGTGAACGCTTTTGGTTGTGAGTTCAATTGGTAGATGCAACGCTATACTTATGCGAGGAGTGCCCCAAACGCCGCGCTCTGAGAAATTTTGGAGCGCAGCATAAAAATGGTCCGACAACAATTTTTTGTTATGCCTTTGTTGCTAATTTTTCAAAGCCAAGTAATACGGCAGGGCTAAATGACTCGAACTGCCACCTTGGTACTCTTTGATGATCTGTTCGATAAGCATCCATCAACTCATTAAGATCTGACGGCTTATCTATACCTAGAATACATTTTGCTTTTTCAAAGTATGATTTTGATGAAGATCTTGCAAAAACTTCAAATGCACTATGAAAATGGCCAATATACAATAAAGTGTCTGGAAACCAACGGGTATAAAAATCAGTTTCCTGCATTCCATTTCGAATAAATAATATAAAATCGGCTTGCATTAAATAACGAAATTCTATACCAGAACTTTTACTTCTTTGCTCAAGTAGATCTGCACGAATAGATAAGCGATCTAGTTTCAATCTATCATTTCGATGTCCTAATGAACGTAAGTACTCTCGGAAAACCTCATATCCAACCATTGAATCCTTACCATAATCAAGTCTTCTGGCCACATAGTATTGTTGTGTCAATAATACATTAAGCTCTGTGAATTTTTCATATTTTGTGAAAATAGCAACCGCATATAGGAAAAGCTCATGAATAATAAATTTAAAATTATCGAAATCCCATTCACTCCATTGATTAACATTCACAGTGTTACTCATATAGGGGATCAAGGCTTCAAAGAAACGATGAACCTTAAGGATATTTTCTTCTGTTGGTGCATATTGTGCCAGAGCAATAAATAATGTAATCACCTCATTCCTATACGGGGTGAACTTATCTATACTGTCAACAATTTGATCATCAAATTCACCTTCTTTTTCAATGATTCTAAATCTTTCAAGATTGCTAATAAAGGTTGAGAAATACTCATCCAATGCACCAGATATAAATGGCTTATTTTCTTTAATGGCTGATATAACCCTCTTATGTATTGATGTTGTTCCCAGAGATATTCCATCTATTTTATCCAAAAAAGAAGGCTGTTTTCCTATCACAGGTCTCATATAAAGAGGTTTGTCATATATCCAACGTAATAGTTTTTCAAAATTATCGGTATAGCTGTCGGCTCCACTTAAATCAATATATATTCGGGATTTATAGTATGTAGGTAGGTGTGCTTTACCTTGAGAGTCTCTCTCAGGAATGATCGCTACAAACTTTCCTTGTTCTTGATTTTCATAAACTTCACGTGAGATTATTTGAGTTTCAGTCCCTACACCACCAGCACGGCCATCAGCCTTTGATGCGTAAATCTCGTCACATATGATAGCTACCTTGGTTATCTGGGGGTCTGTTACCATCTTTTCCATGAAAGCAACCGAATCATGACCTTCTTTTAGATCCCATTTATCAAGAATTACGTGAACACCAGATTCGGTTAGCTCGTTAGCTAAATCGATTACCCATTGTTCATGGGTTGGGTTAGACCAACTATAAGAAATGAATAGCTTTGGGTTTTCCATTTATATGCAAATCCTTAATGAGGCATTAACAATTCAGTAGGAGACACGGTGTTAGCACTATGAACATTTCTCTATCTTCTTTCATGATTTTTACTCATCCCAAATTAATGTTGATCCACCACTATTTCAACAGATCATTTTGAAATATCTAATTTGTGGCTGGTTTGGTGCGCTAATAAATCAGGGAGTCCTTCCAAACTCCCTTTCAATTCACTTATTAAAATACGGATTCACCCTTTCCACCGCCTGTTGTACCAGTTTGTTTCTGGTCGCCATTAGCCGATCAATCTTTTCTCTTTTCTGATCCGCCGTGAGTATCCGGTCCCGCCTCATCATTTCAATCTGGGCATTCAGTGCTTTCACTTGTTTCTGAGTCGCTGTTAGCCCCTGACGCTGCGATAACTTCCCTCTATTTTCCTCTATCAATTCATTAGCATCATCGCCCCGCCCCTGCTTACGGAAGCTATTAATGGTGCTGTTGATCTGGTTGGCTTCGGTCATCATGCGGTAAAAATCTTCGGTGAACTGGGTAGACTTGGCCGGATCGGAACCTCGGAAGAAGGATTTAATCACCGGCAGTTCATCCAGGCGCATGGCTGGGGTTTCGCCGTAGTCTTTCAGGTTACGCATCAGCAGATTGGTCGCGCCCATCACATAGCCGCCCAAGCTACCGGTGTAACCCATCACAATATGATCCAGCATCTTCGGTGACATATTGGTCGCCTCACCCACTTCGCGCATTAACAGGCTGGTCTGGTCATTATACCGGGCTCCGGCCATCAAATTGCTGTCGGCCATATTCTCAATCGGCCCGCCTTTGAAGAAATCATAGTTAACATAGGCTTCAGCAATCGGCATGGCGACTTGCGGGATCGGGTTGAACGCCATGGTTTCCATAAAGTTATGCGCCACCAGCTTGCCAAATTTAGCCGCGCTATCTTTACCGCCCAGCGCACGAACAAATCGCTCCGGCAAGGTGCCAAACATCAAGCCGATTTCGAACGGTTTGGGGAAACGGATATGCTGATCGCCAATCCATGCATGCCAATAGGTGTCTTTATCCCAGTCCTGAAGCTCGTCATAACGCTTATCGTCCCAATTCAGGGCCATCAGTGCCAGAGAGGCCGCCGTAATCATGCCGCCGCGCTTCAGCACTTCACGCGGGTTCTCTTTGATACCTCGGCCTAATTTACTCAGCCCCTGCATGCGGGCATTAAAGAACGGCAGCATATCACTCAGGTTTATCATGATGTTACTGGCCCCCATCATGCTGAAGTCCATTAAGTCGCGAGATTCAAATGCGGCCTGAGCCTTACTTTTTCCTGATTTAATTGCAGCCTCATAAGTGGCCAGCCGGTTAGCGTTTTCTGCTGCTTCACTGAGATTTTTATATTTATGCAAACCCTGTTCAATCTTGCCTATCACCTCTTTACTGTTGCGGGCAATGGAGGACTCAAATTCATGGATTTGACTATCGTTATAACCTTTACGCCGTAGAACACTACGAATGGTTTTAGCAGTCGATGCCGGATCATAAACATTCGAATAACCACCACCAAAAGTGGCACCGGCAAACATCATATCCACCAGGCTATCATCAGTGCGTAATGCTTTTTTAAATCCGGCCCATGAAGCGGTAACAGGCTTAAAACCATCTTTGTTAATAGCCCATGAATGAATAGAGTCACGCATAAAGTTACGGATGATAAAGTCAGGCATGGATGTGGTGCTGACGGTCAGCACCTTTTTAGCCTGGCGGGCCGCTTTCATAAAGGTGGAATTACTGCGCTCAAGGTCAATCATAGTAAAGGCGCGATACAGTTCAGGATCATTAACCTGTACCAGTTTTTCCTGCCCATCAACAAACACCTTCACCACATCTTTGCCGATGCGCTCAAAGTCCATCTTGTTCGGTGATTCAATCACCTCCAGCACACCAGTATCAGCAAGGTTCACCACTGACCTGCGCATTGCTTCATTTTTCATCGAAGCATCGACCGATTTCGCCACGTAGTTAAACAGGTTTTCGATAGGATCCTTAATGGTCAAATCGCTGCCTTTCAACTTGCGCACGGTACTGCTCTGGTTAGCAATGCCTTTGCTGGTCCACGGCCCCTTCACCTCACCATTTTCTGCTTCACGGTAATATGGCAAGTACCAGGCATCCTCCCACTGTGCGCGGCTTTCTGGATCAATCAATCCCATATCCTGTTGCAGATCCAGAATCGATTTAATAAAGGCATCATACTTTTTCTTCTGGCCTTCGAATAAAGTCTCATTACCCCGGTTGAGAGTTTTCATATAAGCAATTTCGTCGGCATTAAAGTTGTTCTCTTTGCCCTCTTTCATCAGCCGTTCAGAGCGATGGCCGGCGATCCATTTAAAGAAGTTTTCCCGATGGTTTCCCAGTCCGTCGAGAATCCCCATAAGAGCGTCCTCTTTACCGGTACCGGATTGTCGCTCTACTATCCCTTCGGCTTTGTTATAGCGCGGCAAGCCATGCTCTAAAGTGGCAGCAGTCACAGAGCCTGCCCCGGCAGCCATACGCGCTCCAATGTAGGCAGAACTTCGTGCATCATTGATACCAGCCGCATCCTCGGCATACTTCAGCGGAGCCATGCCATCAAAGGTTTTGGTATAAAAAAACCCACTATAAAAAGTGAGGCTTGGTATTGGGGTGACAATTCAAAATTAATATGTTTATTAATTTAATGTATTTTTTTTCTCTTTGGGTTTTAAATTATTCAGCAGACACAGTCCAAGAAAAGATGCTTCCTGAATAGATTCAACTGAGGTATTTTCGTCACAATGCGTTAATAGATCAAACAGCGCAGTTAGACATCCCAAAGTTTCCTCTGAATTCATTTTCATTATACAATCCTTATATAAATAACCATGCCATATTTGTGACGTTTCACAATTATTTGCTGAATAATAGTTAGATAGCTTTATTTATGTAGAGTTTCATTAATTACTTTAACTAACAGGCCTAATTAATACATCCTATTATTGTGAATTCATCAATGCTTTTCATTAAAATATTTTATTTATCTTAATTGTTCTGTGTTGCGCGGCCAGCGCCAATCAGTATGCCCGTCTGTTTTTATGATTCCACTCATCTTTAGGCTCAATACCGCGACAATTTAACTCTCATCGTAGTAACCGTTTAATCAATCTGAGTGTAAGTTCCCCCATACTTCACAGCTAGTCAATTTCGACGAGAGTCGCAAACTTCAGCAGAGCGTCATTGACGGCGACTTCATCAAGCGACTCCACAAAGCGGGCATTTCGTGCCATAAGATCCAGCATTCGGACTTGATTGAGTAAAACTACGCCTTGCGTTGTACATCCTGTACCCGACAGCGACACTGTAAAACCAGCATGACGCGCATAATTGCCCCCCTGAGTTATTGGGGCAACAAGGACCATGCCAAGATTGTTAAACAGTTTTTTTGTCAATACCAGCGCTGGACGGGCATCTCGCTGCTCACTTCCCATTACCGGGTTAAAGTCTACCAAAACGATATCGCCGCGATCCCATCCCTGCTTACGCTTCACCATATTTCATTCCCTGTCGGTGCGTCGTTACCCCAAACATCCTCTTCTGCCATCATTGGCGCATTTTTATCACATTGTGCGACTAATTCTTCAAGCGTGTAACGGCGTTGGGTTGGGGTCAGAATTAATGAGCCATTTTTGATTTCTGCATCAAGATGTTGGCCGTTGGTAACACCTAGTTTTTTCAACAATAATGAAGGCAAAACAACACCACTACTGTTGCCCCATTTTTTGATTGCTATAGTCATCATATTATCTCCCGCAAGAAATTATACAAAGTATAACCTCAAGTTCAAAAGAGAACAATCAAGAGTTATACATTGTATAGACTCACCTAACCTTTAGGTTCAATGCCTCTTTCGCTTAACCTATCTTATTTAAAGAGCTGTTTTAAAGTATCTATCGACATGAACATCGGCTGAATTCCGTCTTCACTTGCTGGTATTTTAAGAGAAATAAAACCATATTTTTATAGAAATCAATTACATGATGTGCTTCGTCAAGGTAAATACCTTTAATGTCTCGCGCGACTTCCACTAGCGTAAGAGTATGTATAAAGACTTCCCGCATTAACTCCTGCCCCCATTCCTGGCGCGGATGCTTTACTCTTCTACCTGCCTTCACCTGGTGAGATCGAGTCCTTAGGGTTCGTCAGCAGTCTTAAAGGCATCTCGCGATGCCTTTTTGCATTTAGAGATTATTCGGCCTCGAGAGGCTCGCTGGTGGTTTGATGATAAGTTTGATGTAGCAGGTCTATTTGCTGTTGTAGGACAAAGTTGAGTATTTCTTTCACTTCCTGCGATTCGAGAGTGATAACGGCGTGGATCAGTGCACGACAGTGATCGATAACTTCTTCTAATTCCGGGGGCGAGTTATCGTACATGGCGCACCTCCGGCGGGAGAGTGGCGGCCAGTGATGTTGGCAGGTGAAGAAAAGCGGTAAGGCAAGGGGCTTTAGTCGTCGAATCCATGATGACAACCTCTCAGTTGATGGCTTTAAAATCACCACCAAGAGACGCTAACCTCAAGAGGGTGGTGAGCTGAACGAGGTTAGCGTAACCGGTCAACAGAGAACCCGGCGCATCTTTCGATGCCCCCGTCCAGCCCACCATTGCTTTTTCACAGGTGTAACTGTACCCGCACATAGTAACCGCCTGCGCGGTCGTGCGCTCTATTGAATTCCGGGACGCTAATCACGGCAACGGATTTTGCCGCTGCGGGGGCACTATATCCGGCCATCTCCTACTGTTCAATTAACCAGTGGTAAATTAGGACAAACATTTTTGTAGATGCGAGAGGGGCCGCATTTGTGGGTATAACATTCCGCGAATAGAGTAAATTCTAGTTTGTGAAACTATTCAAAGGAGCTTCGGCTCCTTTTTAATAGCTAGCGAAGTCAATATAAGGACGTCAACCAAGTCAGTCCAGGCAAACCAATAGTCATCGCGGTAACGGAAAATAGTGGTTGGCTGCAACTTAAATGTTTCCCCGCCTAACAGGTGTAATAACGCCGTGTCGGAAATGGCAGTTTTTAGCAATGGTCGCCGCTTGCTCTGGCAATAGATGTGGCACCGCCCGTGGCATTTTGCCACGCATGGTAGCGATATCGATAGCTGACATAGGGAATGATTTCCGACAGGCATAAAAGCCCCACTAAGAAAGTGAGGCTTGGCATCTTTGGGTGATTTAGCGCGTTGTTGATAAGAGATCAACGGGGTATTTATTTAATTTAAGGCGCGTAGCTACCTGGCTTAGAGGTAGAGGATATTTTTCAATATATGTGGGAAATATCTGATAATTAGTTTCGAGCTTGGTGCCGTGAATGTTTAATGGCAAAATTGGTTTTTGATCTAATGTTTAGGTTAATTAATCTAACTTCAGATTGTTGATAACTTATGATGAATTCATCAAAATCAAAAATATATATCTACGCTATGTAAATGAAATCGGCGCTGGATACGGTAACTTTAAAGGGAATTTATCCGATGACGAGCGCTAAAGAATTAGCCACCAAAATGGCTGACTCTATCAATTTAAAAAGTGGCTTTCTTCGTAGTTTTGCAGGTGGTGCTTTGGAGTTACCTGTTGATTTGTACTATCTGGGATACGATTTCCTCGATACTGACAATCGTTGGGCTAATAGTATAGATAAAGAACGTTGCATTAGATTAGTTAAGCGTGGTTTTGCCAACGGGGAAAATCTGGAAAAAATTGCAAACATAATTTTCACACGATATTTGGATAAGGTTGACGCGGATAAACTCAAAAACATAGCGATTAACGGCTCAGCCAGCATTGCAGGAAGTATGGTGGCAAACAGACTTGTTTTGGGTAATATCGGCGCTATCTTTGCCAGAAATTTAATCGCAAAAATGCTGATAGGTTTTTCATTCACGACCATACTATCAATTGGGGCTGTTCAGTCCCGTGCTGTTTATACATCCCGTGAACTGAGTATGCGTGACCCTGAGTTATACGCCTATCTTAACCGACTTGGGGATCTCGACCTGTTATATTTTTTGGTAGAAAAACGGATTAGGCCATTTGAGGACGCTACCGCATTATGGTCTCGAAATCGTCAACTCTTTGATGAAGTCACTAAGTACTTCTTTCAAAAGGTCAGGTATTAATGAACCTACTTAAGCGTTTAGCCTCGCGCGGGATTGCAGGCCTTTGTGATTTTGTCATACTCGCAACAATTGCCTCTATAGTCTGGTTTTTGTTCATATCTGAATCCGAATTTAGATATTTTAAAGCCGCGTTATCCTGTGTCGGATTTATCATCGCATATGCCATTTACTATATTGCAGATAAAATCCATGACGGCGTATAACTTTGCGTAACCTAACATGACTTGCAGATGCCGGGCCATTAAGCCCGGTTTTATCTTCTAGTCTATTTCCTCTGTGAGAATAACCTCGCGTTCAACTTCAGGCATCTGAACTCGCAGATCAACAAAGCGCCCTACCGGGATGTCGATTGGCTGACCATCTTCATAATCTTTGATATTATTCTGCGCAAATAGCGGGGAAGTCGGAGGTGATTTTATTTTCAGAATATTGCTCACTATAATGGTTTGGAATATTGATCCTTAATCCAATATGCTAAGTGGAGGCGAATGTAGTCACAACAAGGAAATGTTATGGATTCATCAAGATTTATTAAGGCCATGGCTGAGGGAATCAAGTCTATCCCCATGGATTTATATTTGGGGGTTGAGCGAACCTTTCAAGATTTAAATCTTTCCGATGGCGGACGATATTATCAACAACGTAATATGTCTGATGATAAGCGTTTTCTTAATGCCTTCAATAATCTCATTCGCGATCGATTTATTATCGCTAAAATAGCAGATATCATCATTCATGATACCCTCAGCCGTTTACCGGATGAAACCATTCAACAATTACACCAAGAACTTATCTATGGTGCCACCGGTAAAATTACGCGTATGGCAGCACAAACATTGATATCAGGTTATATCAGTGGACGAGTCGTTAGTGGCTTAGCGGCCAGTTCTGCGGTCACGCTGAGTTTTAGACTGGGTACCACCGCGATGGTTTCCATAGTTATGCTACAAGGGATCGCATCTCGCGCATGTGAAGCATCACGGACATTAGCCCGAGAAAATCCATCGCTTTTTAATAAGCTAAAACCGGATGATTACGATATGTTGTTCTTTCTTTTTGAGAAGCCGTTCGAGCGTTTGATGAAACTCAGTAAAATGGCAAAAAACAACCCTATAGCGTTGAGGCATTTTGCAGATGAAATCAAAAGTTATTAATGGTTTTTTGCGATTCATCTTCGATATGATTGGCGTTATCGTTACGTTCATAATGGCTATAGGATTTATGATTGCTTATGCCTTCTATGAAGGGATTACCGCCTGGGGTGTTGCTATCGGCTTCTTCGTGGTCGGCGCTGTAATATTCTGGGCTGTGCAAAAATGTAGTGATAAATTCACAGTAACTAAACAGAAATAAAAGATTGAACATCGCGAAGAGTGATATCTGACATTTTTAGCTAACGTTTAACCGGGTAATTAAGCCCGGTTTGTATTTCTAATTTACCTTCGCAATGAATAATCAACCAACGGATATTCAGCAATTGGCGGCACTCAAACAGTACCGCGCCGCGCCAGAGATTGACTGGCCGGAGTTGCCATATTTTTAACGGGCGATATCGCGTTGACGTCGCCTTATTTCTGCCAGTTTTTCGCACCCTATTTATTCCGCACTGTGATTGTTTTTCCTCCCTTATTCATATCGATAACTTATTATTTTAAATAGAAAAAATGTTTGTCCTAAAGTGGTGCGAAGTGATTGCTCACACTGATCACCATAACTATCATCGCCCGATGAAAACGACCCCTACACCCCATGATGCATTTTTTAAGAATTTTATGACCCAGCCCGCGACGGCGTGTGACCTGCTGGAGTTCCATTTACCGCCTGAATTGCGGCAACTTTGTGACCTGAGCACCTTACGGCTGGAATCGGGCAGTTTTATTGAAAACAACCTGCGCGCTTGCTACTCGGACGTGCTCTACTCGCTCAAAACGACTGCGGGGGACGGTTATGTTTACGCCCTCATTGAACATCAAAGTTCGCCTGATAAACATATGGCTTTTCGCATGATGCGCTACGCTATTGCCGCCATGCAGAGCCACCTCGAAGCGGGGAACGACCAGTTGCCGCTGGTCATTCCCATGTTGTTCTATCATGGCATGGTCACGCCGTATCCGTATCCCATGAGCTGGCTGCATGCCTTTAACCAACCCGCACTCGCCGAGAGGTTGTACAGTCGTGACTTCCCGCTGATCGATGTGACGGTAATCCCCGATAACGAAATCATGACCCATCGACGCATTGCTCTGCTGGAACTGTTGCAAAAACATATTCGTCAGCGTGAGTTATCTGAATTATCGGATCAACTGGTCATGGTGATAGCAAGTGGTTACACTACAGAAGATCAACTAAAAGCGGCGATAAATTACATCATACAGGTTGGTGATACGGCAGACCCAGAAGCGTTCCTCCGCAGCCTGGCCAACCGCTTACCGCAGCACGAGGAGTCACTGATGACAATTGCACAAAAACTGGAACAAAAAGGCGAAGCTAACGGGCTAAAGAAAGGTAAGTTGGAAGTTGCCCGAACTATGTTTGCCAATGGTCTTGACCGTGCCACAGTAATGAAAATGACCGGTCTAAGCGATAAAGAACTGGCACAAATTTGCCATTAAGTTGCTAGCTAAATCCCTACTTTTAGCAGGCGATGTTGCCTTAAACGTCGTCTGTTTGCGCTGTTTATTCCCCCTTTCCCTTTTTATTTCTTACTCTTTGTTGCCTCATCCATCATTAACGCATCACCACGATAACCCCCTATTTTTACAGAAAAAATGTTTGTCCTAAAGTGATGCTGGTTGATTGCACGGCAAAACTTCGATGGGCTATAGTCACGCCGCAGCGGCAAAATCCGCTGTCGGGTTTGGAACCTCGGAAATTACCAAAGCGCACGACCGTAGACACGGCTATTATGTGCGGGCACAGTGACACCTGTAATATGCAAGAAACGGTGAACTGGGTGGGGGCATCGCAAGATGCGCCGGGTTCTTTGGTAACCGGTAGTTCCAACCTCGCTCAGTTCACCACCCATAAAGAGATTGGAACCTCAAGGTGGTGATTAGTCCCCCTACCAAAGAGGTAGTCATCATGGATCTGACGACTAAACACCTGTCATTATTTACCAGCAATATCATTGTTATTCCCACTCCTGTTTCTTCATCTACCCCTCTGCTGCCGGAGGTGCGCTATGTACGATGACACCCCCTGCGAAGTAGAAGAACTTATCGACCACTGTCGTGCGTTGATTTACGCCATCGTCACGCTGGAATCACAGGAAGTGAAAGAAATACTCAATTTTGTCTTACAACAGCAAATAGACTTGTTACACAACACCTATCAGCAAGATCTCAACGAGCTTCTAGTGACCGCTTAACAACACTGTGCTTAAGGTATCGTGAGGTGCCTTTTCTCTACAATAGGGGGAGATATGAGCAGTTTTTTAAATGAGTTAATGACATCCACGAAGCAGGCCGTTGCTATTAGTCATGGTGAGTTAGATGCAGGCCGAGTGACTCAGGTCGCTATCCCTGATGTAAAAGAAATCAGAAAAAAACAGGGTATAAGCAAAAAGACTTTGCACAACTTGTTGGAGTGAGTCCATCGTTGGTTGAGGCATGGGAACAACATAGGAGAATTCCATCAGGCAGCTCACTTAAGCTGTTGATCATGATTGACAAGCATCCCTCCCTCATTAATGAGCTTTCAGGCATTTAGTCGTTCTCGCAAGACCTCTTACAATCTGTAGTTGTGCCAAAAACGGCACAACGCTACCCCACTGTTTCATCATGATATCTAGCGGGCCGCTGATATGCTTTCGTATGGTTGGTAGAAATGCGTCAAGTGTTGCCATCGTTATTCAGCCTCAGTGCTAGCCGCGTTCTTGGCCTGAATTGCTTCACGAACACGAGCGCGGAAATCATCAACCTTTTCCTGGGCACCCTGCTTGATATCCAGATCTTCAGATTCGACTAAGGTGGCCAGTTGAACAGAAGTCAGTTTGGCAATATCAACATCATCACCACCGATCTTCAGGACAAAACTATTTTTTGCGGCCTCAAGTTTGGCTTGTTCTATCAGTTGTGCCGTCAATTCAGCATGTTCTTGCTCTGAGGCTTGTTGCAGATTGAGCGTACTTTCCAATTCATCGTGACGGATAAATACCGTTGGGAAATCCAGCAGTTGATGAGCAATGGCACTTTCAACATCAACCGGTTTATGGCGCGGGAATACCAAGCGGCTACCGGTAATGGTGTCACGTTTTTTTTCTTTTGGGCCAATATAGACCACTGCGATTTTGTTAGGCATGGGAGACTCCAGATAGCAGATAGCAAAAAAGCCCACCGAAGCGGGCTTAGAGGGGAATAATATGAAATTAGTAACCGACAGCTACGTACAAGATGTTAACGACCAGACGGCCATTTGCCGCGCCACCGGCAATCACCGCAGTCACTTTCTCACCTGCTGCTTGCGTGCTGTAAGGGACAATTGGCACATTCTTCGCGACAGCGGCGGTATGGCTGGCGGCGGCCACTAATGTGGTAGCTCCGCTCTTAACCTCTATGGTGACACCCGCACCCAGCGCTTCACTGACCACACTCACACCATAAATTCGCATACCAATAGGCAACTCCAGAAACTCAATCACATCACCGACAGCAGCATCTTTCAAAATAATCTGCCCTTCAGCCAGCGACAGATTTCCTTGCGGGCCTTGATATACCGCATCGCCAATAGAAGGCGCTTTAATAATGGTCATAACATTTTTCTCCAGACAAAAAGAGAGCAGACCGAAGTCTGCCCCTTGGGGTATTAGCGTATTGAATTACTGAGGGATTACTTGCCCAGAGTGACCGCTGAGTCCACTACCATGACGCCGTGGTCATTGACTCGGCCATCTTTCTGTTTGAAGCGGATCTTCTTCAAACCGTTAATCCAGCGGATAGAGACTTCAGTACCGTTGCCATGGTCCACTTTCTCTTCGTTGTAACCGAAGAAACCGCCGCCATCGCCAGTACCGTAAGCGTTAGCCAGTGCCTGGCCGCCCAGCAGCATAGCGCGGTCAATGGTGACTTGCGTCGCCGCAGTGGCAGCGGCCAGTTTCTCGGCTGCAATCCGTTGCACATCTGCGGTGGTCTGCGTGGCCGCAGTGGCGGTGATGGTCGTAGCCTGCTGTTGTTGAACTGACTGTTGTTGAACCGGTTCGACCGATTCACCGTAGGCAGCCTTGGTGCGTTTCGCGACTTCCGCAAAGCGCTCAGTTAAAGACTTGTCTTTCCATGCAGGGTCATTTTGCAGATTAGTATCAATGTGTACCGCCAGTGTGAAGCGGTCAGGGTCTTGATCCTGCCATGACTTCAAATCAGGTACGGCATTCATGGCATCTGCAACTGGATTACCACTCGGCTGATTAGCTGCTTGTGCTGGCTGGCCTTGTTGCAGGTAATCGATTTTCTGCACCACGGTGTCCAGCACTACCGCCATCTCAGGAAAGTTTTCACGGATGAAATTGATTTGCTCAGGGGTAACCTGCGCTTTTTCAGGTAAGGGAACGGGCTGCATACCAGCAGAGTTGATTTGTCGCGTTAACGCTGCCAGTTGGCGTTTCGCTTCAGCTAACTCCGTTGCCGTTTGCTGATTGGTGCCTGCTAAGCGCTGTTTTTCTGTCCGCTCAGCCACCAGTACGTCATAAGGAATAACATGCTGACCGTCTTTGCTGAGTTTATTAATACTTATGTCGATGAGGGTAAAAGCTCTATGGCTCTCAACCTGCGCTCTGTTTTATCTGATGTTTTTAGGGAAGCCATTGTTGATGGGTTAATTAGCAGCAACCCAGTGGAAGCAACACGCACACCTTCGCCAAAAGTTAAGCGAGAACGACTCGACTATGCCGCCTTTTGTAAGATTTATGAGGCTGCTGGACAACAGCAGAACTGGGTTCAACTTAGCCTGGCGTTAGCGCTGACTACCGGCCAACGCCGTGATGACGTGCGGCAACTAAAAAGAAGTGATGTACATAATGGCAAGCTTTGGATAGTCCAGAGTAAAACCAAGATGCAGATAGCGATATCGCTATCATTACGGCTGGAAATAATGAATACCACGGTTGGGGAAATTATAGAGAAGTGCCTGAATAATAGTAAAAGTGAATATCTCATCAGCTCATCCAATAAAAGTTCAGGCCGAGAACCCGGAGCTTTAAACGCGGACTCGCTCACCAAAGCCTTTGTTAAAGCATTGAAGGCTACCGATCTGGTTTATGAAATATCCCCTCCTAGCTTTCACGAGATCCGCAGCCTGGCATCGCGTCTTTATGAAGCAGAATACGGTAAGGAATTTGCACAGAAATTGCTTGGACACAAATCGATGAAAATGACGAATGTATACCTGGATTCACGTAAAAATGAGTGGGTTGAGATTTAGGCCGAGTATAGGATTTCGGGGAAATTTCGGGGAAATTTCGGGGGATTTTGGGGGATTTTGGGGGAAACAGAAAAACACCATCAAAATCAACACCTTAAAAAGAGACCGAATACGATTCCTATATTCGGTCTAGGGAAATGGCTCTTGGGAGAGAGCCGTGCGCTAAAAGTTGGCATTAACGTAGGCTTGTTCAGCCATACTCTTTAAGAGTAGTCGAGGACATGTGTTTCGCCAACTTAGCAACAGAAGTAATTAATAACGGTTGCAAACTAATTTAAATGATACAAATTAGCCTACCAGTTAAGAAAGGTAATTATCTGTTAAATAGAAAATAAAGGCCGTAGCGATGCTCAAGTTGTCGTGCTTACTTTTCGCATAAAGTCATCGCACGCTGTTGGAAAGGTAGCAAACTCATCTTTTGACCAGGGTTCTCGCTATCATCTAATAATAAAATATCTAGCGGTTTCGCAAGGACATGGCCTGCTTTCATTTGTTCAGATGCAACATCATTAAGTGGATATTGCGCTAATGTGCTGGGATTTATCACAAACAAAGCTCCCCCTGAGCGGCATTCCAACATCACCTCTTCTCGGGTAAATGCCCATTGTTTGCCAAATTCAAACTTACTGACAGTCACTATTTTCCCAGCGGCAAAAGCATTCACGGATAACATCAGTAACGATAACGTCAGCACCAAACCTTTCAT